TATCAACCTTGTGGACGTAAGTCAGCAAAAAGTTCTAAGCGTGGTTATCCGAAATGTGTTCCGTTAGCTACCGCTAAGAAAATGACTAAGGCACAAATTAAATCAGCGGTTACTCGCAAACGAGCAAACCCAATGAGTAAAGTATCAACATTTAAAAAACGGAGAAAATAATGTACGGACATAAAAACAAAAAAATGAATAAGACAAAAAAAAACAAAAAGAAAAAGAAGTAGGTAAATTTATTACTGAAAATTTTACGTTAAATGGCTACTCAGCCAATATTTATAAACAAGAAAAGAATTAATTATGCCAAAGATGGATGACAGTACACTTCAGGCGATTGTAAAAAATCAAATGGAGGATGCTTTAAATTATTACGATAGTGAATTATCTAGTTTTAGAATTGATGTACAAGACTACTATAATTCAGAAGAATTCGGAAATGAGCAAAGCGGAAAATCAAGAGTTGTAACTTCTGATGTACAAGAAGTAATTGAAATGGTTATGCCGTCAGTTATGCGAATTTTTACCTCAAGTAAAGAGTATGTTCGGTTTGTACCTCGTCAGCAAGAAGACGTAACGGCATCTATTCAGGCAACACAATATTGTAATTACATTGTGGATCAAAATGATGGATTTACCTTATTTCATAATTGGTTTAAATCAGCCTTATTATTTAAACTGGGTGTATTAAAATTTTACTGGGATGAATCTGAAGATGTAACTGAGGAAAGTTATGATGGTCTAACGTTAGATGAATTAACGATTATGACATCAGATGATAACATTGAAATAATAGAACAAGACTCACGTCCAATAATTGAAAATGCAGAAGAACAAACCGATGAAATGGGTAACGTCATACCCATACCTATGGTCTATGATGTTAAAATCAAAAAGAAGACAACATCAGGAAAAATAAAAATTATTAATATTCCTGAAGAAGAATTTCTTATTCAGCGACACACTAAAAATTTAACTGATGCTGATTTTGTGGCTCACAGAAGGGAGATGTCAGTTGGTGAACTAGTGGCTATGGGCTTGGACTACGATGAGGTTATTCAATATGCGGGTTCAGGAGAAGAGTTAGACCAGCAAGAAGAAAAGTTAAATCGTTTTGAAGATGTGGATTCAGGTTCGCCTGAACATAATTCCATTGATCAATCACAACGAAAAGTGATGTATACGGAAACGTATATTAAGGTTGATTATGATGGTGATAATATTCCTGAGTTAAGACGAATTTGTACTGTTGGACAATCATATCATATCGTTAAAAACGAAGCGTTTGACCATATTCCGTTTGCGGTATGTAGTCCGATATTAATGCCTCATAGAATGATTGGTGTATCGTTAGCTGAACAAGTTATGGACTTACAGCTAATTAAGTCAACTGTACTTAGACAAATTTTAGATAATTTATACCTATCAAATAACACTAGGTTGGTAGTCCAAGATGGACAAGTTAATTTAGATGATATAATTAATAATAATCCCGGTGGCATAATTAGGTCAAAACAAATTGGTGCAGTACAACCATTAACAACACCATTAATTGCCAATCAAAGTTTTCCGTTATTAGATTATTTAGATCAAATAAAAGAATCTCGTACGGGTTTAAATAAAGCCTCTATGGGTTTAGATGCTGATGCCCTTCAATCAACAACAGCTAGTGCGGTTAATCAGATTGTATCGGCTAGTCAGGGTAAGATTGAATTAATTGCTCGTGTATTTGCTGAAACGGGTGTAAAGCAATTATTCAAAGGCATTTTACATTTAGTTACAAAACACGCTACTCAACCACAAATTGTAAGATTAAATAATAACTTTGTTCCTATGGATGTAAGACAATGGAAAAATTCTTACGATATGGAAGTTAATGTGGGATTAGGTACGGGGCAAGTAAATGAGAAATTACAAGTATTAGACAGAGTGGCTAAAACACAAGAACAAATTTTACTAACTATGGGATTACAAAACCCATTGACGAATTTATCACAGTACCGAGAAACTATTGGTAAGATGTTAGAACTATCAGGATTTAAAGATGTAGATTCATTCTTCCTTGATCCACGTACACAACCACCAATGCAACCGCAACCAAGTGAAGCGGAACAATCAGTACAAGCGGATATGATGAAGGCAAAAGCCGAAATAGAGTTAAAACAGAAAAAGTTAGAATCAGATATTCAACTCGCTAGAGAGAAACTAATGGCGGATATTGAATTAAAACGTCAGGAATTAAATGCTGAACTTCAGTTAAGGGGTCAGGCTCAAGTTCTTGGTAATAAAGAAGTTTCACAAAACTTATAAAAGGAGATAATTATGGTTGCGGGAGTAGCTTTAGCCCCTTTAGCAAGTAGTGCTGGGGCAAGTGGATTAAGCAGTTTTTTAAGTGCATTAGGCACGGGCGGACTTGGTGGTTTTCTCGGTGGCTTGGGTAACTCAGTAACGGGTCTACCAGTTATGCAAGTATTTGGACAAGAAGCATCACCTATGGGTTCTTTTGGTCAATTACTCGGTTCAGGAATGATGGGTAATTTTAACAATGCTGGTCAAGCCTATATGTTAGGCGGTGGTATGAATCCGCAAATGAGTGCGGGAGGTATGTCACCAATAGCTGATGCCAATATGCCCGGTCAAATTACTCAAGCCGAAGCGATGAGAATGTTGGAAGAAATGCAAAGACAACAACAAGCTGTTGGTCAAAATATGATGATGCCACTAGATACAATGACAGACCCCCGATCATTAATGGGTGGTCTATTAGGTAATTTAGGTGGAACAATGGGTACACGTCAAATATAGATATGAATGATGATTTGGATTTACGTAATAGAGCAAATCAAGGCAATAAAGCTAAAGATTTACTCAATAATGACATATTTAACAGAGTTTTTGAAATCCTTGAAAAACGATATATTGAAGGGTTTTCAGAAAGTAAAAGCGATGATTCGCACGTTCGTGAAATTTGTTATAGACAGTTACAAGCGTTGCGAAAACTTCGTGAAGAAATATCTATTTTGGTAGCTGATGGAAAATTAGCTTCTGAAAAACTAGATACAATCAATAAAAAAAAATTTTATTAAAAGGAATAAATTATGGACAACAGCAATCCGCAAGGAACTGAACCAACTACATTATCTCGCCGTCAAGGTGTTGATTACCTCTTAAAAGTTAATACTGAACCATCGCAAGATGATAATTCTGAAACGAGTCAAGAGTCAAATAATCCTGATGAAAATAGTCAGGAACAAACAGAAACAGAAACTCAGGATGTAGAAACGGAAGCAACAGAAGATGTTGTGGAAGAAGAAACAGAAAGTGTTGATGAATCTGAAACAGATACGGACATTGAGGAAGTTGAAGACGTAACTCAGACAGAGCCTGAAACATATACTGTTAAAGTTAATGGTGAAGATGTTAATGTAACTCTTGATGATTTAAAGAACGGCTACTCAAGAACATCTGATTATACTCGCAAGAGTCAGCAACTCGCTGAACAGCGTAAGCAGTTTGAACAACAAGCACAGCAGATTCAAGCTGAGAGGACACAACTTGCTGAAAACTTAAAAGCGGTTGAACAATTTTTATCTAATCCCGTACCCCAACCTGATCAAAATTTAATTAATTCTGATCCGAGTGAGTACCTTAGACAAAAAGATGCTTACGAAAAACATCAACAAACAGTACAAGCTGTTAAAGATGAGCAAGTAAGACTTCAACAGCAACAGCAACACGATTTAATGCAAAACTATCAAAAGAATCTTGAGTCCGCTAAAGTTGAATTATTAGAACGAATTCCATCGTGGAAAAATGCTGATGTAGCAACCAAAGAAAAGCAAGCGGTTGTTACCTATGCAAAACGTGTTGGATTTTCGGATTTAGAAATGCAGACGGCATCAGACCCAAGAGCCATAGAAGTTTTACGAAAAGCGTATTTATACGATAAACTCGTTGCTAAAAATCAAGTGGCAAAGAAGAAGGTAACCAAAGCACCAAAAATGATAAAAGGAGCAGTTCCAACTTCTAAGAATGAAAGTAAGCAAAGAAAATCCCAACAATTATTTGACCGACTAGGTAAGTCAGGCAAAATGAAAGATGCCGTTGAGTATCTTATGAATAAATAAATATTAACTATTAACTTTTAAGGAGTAAATTATGGCAATTTACAAAACCAGTGATAGCGTTGGGGAGAAAGAAGACCTCTCTGATGTAATTACAAGAATAGACCCTGATGAAACGCCGTTGTTTTCCAATATGGAAAAAATTGCGACTAAGGGAATTACCCACGAGTTTCAAGTTCAAGAATTGGCTAGTGCTGTTGATAACAACGCTAACAATGAAGGGGCTGACTACTCATACACAAACCCAACAGCGACAACAAGACTTGGTAACGTACACCAAATTTTTGTTCAAGCTGGTTCAGTTTCAAACACTTTAGATGTGGTTGATAAAGCGGGAAGAGATAGAGAAACAGCTTACGTCAAAGTGTTAAAAGGCATTGAGCAAAGACGTGACATAGAAAAAACTTTATGTGCATCCGTTGCAAAATCTGCATCTGACCCACGTAAGTTTGGTACTATTGAAACGTGGATTTCAAACGTATCTAGTGCTGGTGATGCCACCGACATTACAGCGTTTGATGGTTCTGCAACTAGAACTGATGGTACGGGTAGAGCATTGACTCTTGCTCAAATTGATACAGTTATGCAATCTGTATATGAGGATGGTGGAAACCCGGATATGCTTGTTGTATCTCCATCTAAGAAAGCAACTTTTTCTGATTTATCATCAGGATCAGTTGTGACTAACCAACTTCATATGACAGCTAATGCACCAAAAGAAGCAGTAATAATTGGTTCAGTATCAATGTATTTAACTGACTTTGGTACATTAAACGTTGTTATTGATAGACAAATGCAGAGTGACAGAGTGTATCTATTAGATAGTGAATATCTAAAAATGGGTGCATTACCGGGTCGTTCTTTCTCAGTAAGTGATGTAGCCCCAACTGGTGATGCTACTAAATTTGCTGTGGTGTCAGAAATGACATTCGTACCACAAGCACCGAAATCAATGGGTGCAGTTTACGATTTATCGTAATAATAATATTTGAAGGGGTGTAACAGCCCCTTCTTTTATTGGAGGAAATTAAAATGCTATTAACAAAAAAACTAATAAGATTTAATGACCTTGTTATAAAAATTTCAGAGCAGACAAAAAATTTAAAAGACCTATCAGAAAATAGATGGGGTTATAGATATGCCAAAAAGGTCTAATAAGGTTGTTTATGATCCAATTAAAAAAACTAAAAGACGATTTAAAAAAAAAGGATTAAGACATAGAAAAAAATTAAGTCCTAAATCACATTTACGGGTAAGAAATAATGGAAAAGATAATAACCAAAAACGAACAAAAAACAACAAAGCTAAAGTACGAAGATGATAAAACCTATATCGTAACTGAGCAAAAAGTTGATCATATTCTTAATGATAATAAAAAGAAATCTAATGAATATGAAAAAGGTAAGTTAATTGGTAATACACAAAAACACCAACAGCATATTGCGAATATACCCGTTACACTTTACTACGAATTATTAAAACGATTTGGACATCCGAAACATAATGCAAAAGCGTGGAAGAAATATTTAAATGACCCTGATAATAGGTATCTTAGAACTGGTGGAGGACAACTGTAATGGCACTCGCAACATATAGTGATTTAAAAACATCTATTGCTAATTTTTTAGCTCGTGATGATTTAACATCAAACATTGATGATTTTATAGATTTAACAGAGGCTCGGTTAAGTAG